CGGCACGAAACGGCTCAAGGCCGGCTCGGTCGAGATCGAGTATTTCAACACGGGCGTCACGCCCGACCAGTCGAACGCCTCGACGATTTGGGACATCCTTGCGCCGCTGGCGGACTGCCTCGCCGGATCGGGCAACGGGGCAAGCAATCTGGTTGGAGCTTTCGCCAGCGGCACCAGCCGGGAAAGCCCGTTCAGCGATCCGGATTACGGGCTTTCGAGGGGGGTGTGATCAGAATTCCACCGGTTCAAGAATTCCCCGCAACTCCTTCCTGATGCCGGCTATGGGAACAAAGTTGCTGCTCGTTCCTAAGAAGAACTCGTGCGGGGTCGCCATTTAAGCGAGGAAGCAGCAACGCCGGCAACCTAATCTGCATCAGCTCCCTGATGCTCCTCGTCCCACATATCGGCCAGCATCGCTATCCCGACCCAGTAGTTCGGGCGCCACCAGGCTTTCTTCGACGCTTTGATAAGCGCCTCGTTTTCCGTCTCTTTCCACGTCGAACGGTCGTGGAGCTTCTGCTCCGGATCGCGGGGATCATATGCGATTTCACGCCTCATTGCTCTACGGCTACCGCACCGGCGAGCCGATTGCAAAGGCTGTGTCCGATGAGCAAATGCGCATCGAGCGCCTTGTGCAAAGGTTGGAGCGCTCGGTAAAGCGCGCCTTCCTCGACTTTGTGCGCGCCGTCCAGTCGAATGACGTGCTGCGCGACGTGGCCGAACTGCTGGGCCGTGGCGATGTCGAGGGTGCGCTCCAGATCGTCGATCGCTATGTCTCCCGGATGGCGCCGGTGGTCTCGGACGTGTTCATCACCGCCGGGCGGGACGAGGTCACGGCGCTGGCCGGTCAGGTGAAAAACTGGGCGCCGTCGACGGGCATTTCCTTCGATCCCACGAACGAGCGCGCCGCGGCGCTGATGCGCAATGCGCAGCTTCAGTTCATCCGCGAGATGACGCAAAGCCAGCGTGAGGCAATTCGGCAGGCCTTGTCGCAAGGTCTGATGAATGGAGCCGGGCCTCGCGACATGGCGCGGGAATTCCGCAATGCCATCGGTCTCACGGCAAGCCAGGAAGCGGCGGTTCGCAACTATGAACGGCTCCTGCGCACCGGCAGCCGCGAGGCACTGGAGCGCGATCTGCGCGACCGGCGATATGACAGGACCATCGAGCGCGCCGATCGCACCGGCGAGCCCTTATCCCCAGAGCAGATCGAGCGCATGACAGAGCGCTACCGCCAGCGGTACATCGCCTATCGCTCGGAGGCGATCGCCCGCACCGAGACGACGCGCGTGGTCAGCCAGGCGCGGCAGGAAGCGCTGCAACAGACGATCGACGAGACAGGCATCGACGACAATCTCGTGCAGCGCGTATGGCGCGCGACCAAGGACCATCGGGTCCGCCATACGCACCGGTCTATGGATGGGCAAGAAGTCGGAAAGGACGATCCTTTCACGAGCCCGAGCGGTGCGAAGCTTCGTTATCCCGGCGATCCAGAAGCGCCAAGCTTCGAAACGATCATGTGCCGCTGTGTTGTGATCAATCGCATCAAGCGGCGCTCGGAAGTCGAGCCTGCGCCGGCGGCTCCCCAAGTGGATTATGCCCTGCTCGACAGCCAGTCGCGCGAGGCGGTTCTTGACAAGGGCAGAAGGGATGGCCGCGAGCATCTGGCCGGCTACAATCGCAAGACCGGCGAGCCGGTGGCGCAGATTGAAGGCGATTCCTCTTCCTCCGTCGGCTTCACGCCCGAGCTTGTGAAACAGTTGAGCGACCCCGAAGGCGAATACATCCTGCATCACAATCATCCGCGCAGTTCCTCACTGAGCGGCCAGGACTTGCTGATGCTGGATCAGTTCCCAGGGCTGCATACCGTCTTTGCCCATGGCCATGACGGAAGCTTCTATGCCGCTTCGAATACACGCGGCCTTACCCGGGAGATTATCCACGACGTGAGCCAGCGCGTGAGAGGGCAACTGCAGCGCCTCGTCAATGAACGGATCATCTCGCCGCAGGCGGCGGGGCAGGTGCACGCTCACCTCATAAACGAAGCGCTCCAGCGCCTCGGCCGCATGGAATACCGCTTTGAGTTGCAAGGCGGCACCGCCAATGCCTATATTGAGGTGCAGAACATGGTCGAGGACATCTTGACCGAGGTGTTGAAGACATGACCAAGAGATCGTTTATCGACCCACCGTCGCCCTTTGCGCCGCTGGCCGAATGGGAAGCATTCGCAGCGGATATGCGGCGCATTTCCGACAAGGATGAGGACGCCCGTCGCGAACTCGAGGATGCCGAGCGCCATATAGCCGAGCTGAAGGCGCAGGACGCGGCCTAAGCGCGCGCACAATACAGGTTTTCCAGTCAGGCGGTTCTTCGGAGCCGCCTTTTTCATTTGCGGAGATGGGATGAGCCAGCCAAGCGCAAGCGCCGTCCATGTCGATAGTCCCGACTGGAAGGGTAAGAAACCGAAGAAGGGCAATATGGTGAAGGAGGAAGGCGACCGCATACTGCTGCCGGTTGACCGGCCGCGCTCGCAAACTCCATTCGCCTATGACGGCAACGTCCTCGGAATGCTGCGCGAGGACCAGGTGCCGCGCTTCTTCGGTGCACTGACCGATTCCGAAAATCTGCCGACCAAGACCGTGAAGCTGGCCGATCTCACGGCCATGCAGAACCGCGTCGACAACGCCAAGGTCAAGGCGATCGCAGAGACGGGAACCGAGGGCGGCAAGCTGCCGGTGGTCGTAAAGATCAACGGCCGGCTGTGGATCGCCGACGGGCATCACCGGCTCACCGCAGCGTGGCTTAACGGCGATGAAGAAGCCGAGGTGCGCTTTAAGGATCTGGAACCGGAGACGAATGCAATGAAGGGTGAATTCGCGACCGAGGCGCAGGTGTTCAAGGTCGATGAAGGTCTCGGGCTCGTCTTCGGCTGGGCCATTGTGTGCAATCAGGACGGCGAGCCCTACTTCGACACTCAGGGCGACCACATTCCCGAGAGCGCCATGCTCAAGGCTGCCGCCGACTTCATGGCGAACAGCCGCGTTGCCAAGGAAATGCATGCCGGCGAGAGCAAGGGCAGCGTCGTTTTTGCGTGGCCCATGACGGCCGACATCGCCAAGGCCATGGGCATCGAGACCAAGCAGACCGGCCTCATGATCGCGATGAAGCCCGACAGCGCCGAGATGCTGGCCAAGTTCAAGTCGGGCGAGTTCACCGGCTTCTCCATCGGCGGCCGGCGCATCAAGGACAAGGAGACTGCCTGATGGCGAAGCGCATCATGGAAGAGTTCAGCATCAGCGAAATCAGCGCCGTCGACCGCCCAGCTCAGAAGGGCGCGAAGATGACGCTCATGAAGCGAGACGATGGCGACGAGCCCTATTGGAAGCGCGACTTCAGCGAGGAGCAGCGTGAGGAAGCTGCCGAGCGCGGCGAAGCGATGCCGGATGGCAGCTATCCCATCGTCACCCGCGACGACCTCGAAAATGCCGTCCGCGCCTATGGCCGCGCCGACGACAAGGAAGCGGTCAAGCGTCACATCATTCGCCGCGCCCGCGCCCTCAACGCCATCGACATGCTGCCCGAGGACTGGGACGTGAAGAAGGTCGCAGAGGCGGTGGACGAGATCGCAAAGCGCTGGATCGATCCCGCTGAAGGCGCCAAGCCCTTTTCCGAGTTCCTTGAAGCCTCCCTTGAAAGCACCCGCTATTACGAGGTGATGGAGGAGGCCGGCCCCGTCATCAATGCCCTCGACAATTCGCTCCGCTCCATCGCCGGTGATCCCAACATGGACGGCGCGGCCAAGCAGACGGCCATGCGTGAGAGCGTCGAGGCTTTCATGACTAAGATCCGCGAGACCATGCCGAAGATCGAGGAAGAAATCGCGGATGTCATCACCGACCTCGGAAAGAGGTCAAAGGCCGGCGACCCTGCCGGCGATCACGTCAGCAAAGGAAAGGATTCCAACATGACTGACGAAATCAAGAAGGTCGCCGACCTGGAGAAACAGGTTGCCGCCCTCGTTGCCACTCTCGACACGGTCATGAAGATGTCGAAGGAGGAGCGCGAGCACCTCGACGACCTCGACGACGACGACAAGGAGGAATTTCTCCGCATGTCGCCGGCCGACCGCAAGGCGAAGATGAAGAAGCGCGCCGAGGACGATCCGGTCGTCTACAAGTCTGCCGACGGGACCGAGTTCCGCAAGTCGCATGGCGACGTTCTCGTTTCCCTAGCCAAGCGGGCTGACGAGGCGGAAAAGTTGGCCAAGGCCGAGCGCGATGCCCGCGAGATTTCGGAACTCACGAAGCGTGCGTCCGATGAGTTCGGCCACCTGCCGGGCACGCCCGTCGCCAAGGCCCAGGTTCTCAAGGCCATGAATACCATGGATGAGGAAGTCAAGAAGAGCCTGGAAGCGATCCTCACCACCGCCGAGAAGCTTGCCAAGAACGGCTTCGGCATGATTGGCACGCTGCCCGGCAACGCGGCGGGTGCCGAAACCCCCGAAGGCCAGCTCCAGAAGCGGGCCGAGGAGATCAAGAAGGCCGAGAACATTTCGATCGAGAAGGCCTACGCCAAGGCCTGCCAGGAGAATCCCGACCTCTACGCGCAAATCGGCACACCTTCGGCTTCGGCGCCGCAGTAAGGCGCCGCTGCCGCTTCCCCCTTCCGCGCCGTGAGGCGCCACATCCCTCAGATGGAGATTTTCCATGTCCTACAATGAGAAGAAGCGGACGATCTCGCTGATCGCCGCTGCCGACCTGTCGGCGAGCCAGTTCCTTTTCGGGAACATCAATGCCAGCGGGCAGCTCGCCGTTGCTACCGCAGCGACCGCTGCGGATGGCGTTATCGACGGCGCCGCCCTCGCCGGGCAGGCCGTTCCGCTTGCTGTCGAAGGTGTCGTCGAGGTTCGACTTGGCGCAACCCTCGCTGCCGGTGCAACGGTCGCCTCCGGTGCCGATGGCCGCGCGGTTTCGGCTGCTGCCGGCGCTCAGCTTGGCAAACTGCTTGCCGGAGGTGTTGCCGACGATGTCGTCCCGATGCTCTGGGAGAAGGTCGCCTAGGCGCAACCCACCCATTTCCTGAGCCTGCCAAGCCGCCTCCGGGCGGCTTTTTTCATGCCGCAACAGCGCCGTCGCGAGACGCCGCAATCCCATGAAGGAGAACTGCGATGTCGCAGCCCAATTTTTCCAACGTCCACGTAAATGCGCCGCTGACGCAAATCTCGGTGGCTTATGTCCAGGATGAGTCGCACTTCATCGCCGACCGGGTGTTTCCGAACATCCCCGTCACCAAGCAGTCGGATCGGTACTACGTCTATAGCCGCGCCGATTTCAACCGCGACGAAATGCAGATCCGCGCTCCCGGCACGGAATCCGCCGGCGGTGGCTACAGCCTCGACAACACCCCGACCTACTACGCGCCGGTGTGGGCTTACCACGATGATATCGATGACCAGATCCGCGCCAACTCGGATTCAGTGCTGCAGGCCGATACTGACGCCACGATCTTCGTCACCCAGAAGGCCCTCATCAAGCGCGAACGCAACTGGGCGCAGAAGTATTTCACTACGGGAGTGTGGGCCAGTGAGGCGACTGGCGTCGATGCCACTCCCGGTGCAGGCCAGTTCCTGCAGTGGAACGATGCCGGCTCCACGCCGATCGAAGACGTCCGCGCCGCCAAGCGCGCCGTTCTCGAGGCGACCGGCTTCGAGCCGAACAAGATCACGCTCGGCAAGGCCACCTATGATGCACTGGTGGATCACCCGGACATCATCGACCGCGTGAAATACGGTCAGACAGCCGGTGCCCCCGCCAAAGCTAACGTCAGCACGCTCGCCCAGCTCTTCGAGCTCGACGAGGTTCTGGTGTCCAAGGCTGTCGTTAATATCGGTGCCAAGGGCCATGACTATGCCTCTTCGGCGGCCAAAGAGAATAGCCAGTTCATCGCCGGCAAGCATGCTCTGCTCGCCTACGTGAACCCGCGCCCAGCGCTTCGGCAGCCGACGGCTGGCTACACCTTCTCCTGGTCGGGTTGGTTTGGTGCCACCGGCATGGGCTTCCGCATCAAGAAGTTCCGCATGGAGCACCTGGAGTCCGACCGCGTAGAGATCCAGATGGCTTTCGATCAGAAGGTGGTCGGCGCCGACCTCGGCTACTTCTTCGCCAACGCAGTCGCCTAAGCGGCTCGTCCAACACTGAGGACCGGGCACCTCCTCAAGCAATAGCAAGCCCGGCTTCACCTTCATCTCCACCATATCGAGGATGAACGACAATGGCCCGAGCGATCTGGCGGCATTCCTTTGAGCGCGACAGGGACTTCATCGTCTTCCGGCGCCCCCTGAAAATCTGCGGGCAGCAGTTCGCGGCCGGCGAGCCGTTCGACAAAACGCTCGTGCCAACGCGCAAGCTTCGCCAGCTCTTCGATGCGCATAGGATCGTCTTTGCCGACGTCGACAAGCCCGGCTCACTGCCGGCCGAGCGTCAGCCCAAGCACGCCCCCGAGACCCTGATCGGATCGAATGTGCTTGCCTCCAACTATGAAATCGCTGGGGCTATCGTGCAGCTCGGCGATATCGTCGCTGCCGCGCATGAGTTGTCGGGGATGACGGTTGAGGAGTGGAATTCGCTCGACCAGGAAGACCGCGAGGATCTTCTCCGGCTCCAGCTCGATCGCCTACTGGGACAGGTGCCCGGTGACGATGTCGCTGAGGAGGATGAAACCCAGCCAATCACTCAGGAGCAGACTGCCATTGGCGACGGTATGAAAACCCCCATCACTGTGCCTGCCGATGACGTGCTGCGCGAAGTGCCTGCGGCGGATAGCGAAGGGGAAAAGGACAACTCAGGAGCTCCAGATATCGCCAGGCTTCGCGCCGACTATACCGAATTGACCGGCAAGCGCCCGTACATGGGATGGAAGGCCGATGAGCTTCAGAAGCGCATTGATGAGGCGCTGGCAAGCTGATGTCCGGCCCGCTTCTCACCGGCCAATTAGCCAAGGCGATCTATGCCGGGTTTAAGGACAAGCTCTTCACCGGCCAGCTTCGCCAGCAGTCCGCCGGCGGCGTGGATGAGTACGGCGACCCGATCCCCGGCGCTGTGACTCTCTACGCAATGCAGGGCTTCACCGACATGTACGACGATGCCTACCGCGCCCGCGCCGGCATTCCTGAGACGGATCTCATCGTCAATATATTCGCCCAGAGCCTTCCCGCCGGCATCCGGCCGGGGAAGGACGACAAGGCCCAATTCCTCGGCCAGTGGTATCAGCTGCGTGCATTGAAGACCGATCCGGCGACTGCACTATGGGTCTGTCAGGCCTTCCCAATTGAGGCGCCAGTAAATGTCTGATCTGAAGATTTAGCCCATAGGTCCATGAACTTCGAGACAAATCCCGCCTTGACTAGGTGCACATAGCCGGAACCTGCGCGGGTTATAACGCCGGCGAAGAAGGCGCGCGGCTCGCTTCCGACGAATTGCACGACAAATGCACCGCCGCCACTCAGACCATCAGGGTTGAAGCTGAACCCATTCACTGCCCGCAGTTTCATCAAACCTGCGTCGTGATATTGGTCGGGCCCGTCAGGTACGCACAGTAAAATTCGCTTTGCGTAGCCAATCCGACGTTCTTCGAAGCTCTGATCGTCATAGGGATAGCCAGACGCGATGAGACATACGATGCGATCGGATGCTGTGTCAGGAGGCAACTCCGTGAGATTAAAGAAGCGTCTTTTCAGAAATGGCTTTTCTCGGCATGGCTCAGTGAAATCGAACGCAGCTAAGTCGTGAAACTCATACTCGTTCACGTCGATGAAATGACGCACCCCACCCGAGGTGATTGCGTACTGTCCGTCATCGGTGAGCAGCGCAATACTCTCAGGATCGCGGCCCTTCAATTGATGGCGCGTGCAAAGTATGAGATCGCGACCGCGATATGTTAAACCCACGCAGGATCCGACCAGCGAAATCGGAAACTCGTCGTGATCGTTAACTGCGACCAATGATTGGGTGTAGCCCGAAAGAACCGTCTCAGCAGACGCCAATGGTATCGCCAGGCCATTGAGCCGAATGCTGTAGCTGGAAAGCTTCTCTAATAACGTCGTGATTTTCTTACTCAATTGGACATTACCCGTGAGCATTCAGTGGAACGGTGACGACATCCTAGCGAAGGTTCGCGCAGCTGCAATGCGTTGCGTTATCCGCGGCACTGAGGCGGTTGCGGAGGAGGCCACGAGCCTCATCCTTGAAGCGCCCAAGACGGGCCGCATCTACCGCCGCCGCGGCGTGACGCACCAAGCTTCGGCCCCAGGCGAGCCACCAGCGAGCGATACGGGGCGCCTCGTGCAGTCCCAGCGCACCGAATACGACCAGTCCGAGTTGACCGGGACGGCGATCTGGTCGGCCGGACATGCCGAATATCTCGAACACGGCACATCGAAGATGGCGCCGCGCCCCTTCGCCAGACCCGCCCTCGCGAATAAGCGTGACGAGATCGAGAAGGACATCGCGGATGAAGTGAGGAGCGCCCTGAAATGAGCGCCCCTCCCCTTGACGTTCTGCCCGGTCTGCGCGCCGCTATCCTCGCCATGCCGGAGATCACGTCCCGTCTCGCGCCATACAACGGCTCGTTCTCCGTTCACACCCGGCGGCCGGTCCCAGATAACGCCCCTTACCCCATGGTGGTGATCGGCCCGACCATCGCGCGCACCGACGACGATGGCCTTTCCGATTTCCGGCCAACGGTGGTGATCGACATCAATGTTTACGGCCCGCAGCCGGACAAATACCGCGATGTCGAGGCAGTGGCAGAGCTGATCTACGGCCTTTTCCATCGGCAGGCATCGGTGCTCACCATTGAGCACTACGCCGTGACCGATATCCGCTGCACCGGCCCTTCGCCTGCTCCGGCCGACAATGAGAACCGCATCGGCCGCCGCGTCACATTGACCATCCGCCTCTACGCCAAACCCTGACGGTTTCAGTCCGGACCGCCCACCGGACCGCATCCAGAAACGCCGCCCTCGGGCAGGCGGCGCCCGGCCCGTCGTGATGACGCGCCCGTCCCTCAGATGGAGCCCTTTCCATGTCCAACCTGTACCCCGTTGCAGGCTGCCGTATCCATATCGGCGGTGTGCTCAATCCCGGCCTTGAAGATTTCGAGATAGCCGACTTCGACGGCCAGACTTGGACCGAAATCGACGGATGGTCGACCATGGGTTCGTTCGGCGACACTGCGACCCTGATCACCACGCCCCTCATCAACCGTGGCCGTGACGTGAAGCAAAAAGGCACGACCAACGCTGGCTCGATGCAGAACGTTTTCGCCTCGATCCAGGACGACCCAGGCCAGATCGCGCTCATCGCGGCCGGTGCCGGCGCCGTGAAGGACAATTACGCCTTCCGTATCGACTTCAACGACGCGGTGCGGCCGAAATCCTCAACCGTCACTATTACAATCGCCGCGCCAGGCGTCGTGACGTGGACCGCGCACGGCCTCGTTGCGGGTACTCCGGTCAAGTTTTCGACCACCGGCGCTCTTCCAACCGGCATCACGGCCGGGACGACCTATTATGTGATTGCGGCGGGACTGACTGCCAACAGCTTCCAGATCTCCGCCACTCCGGGTGGTGCTGCAATCACCACGACCGGCACCCAGTCCGGAACGCATACCGCGACCACGGCTCCCATTCCCAGCCAGGCCTATTTCTCCGCGCTGGTGATGAGTTCGCCGCAGGCCGGCGGCGAGGCCAACACCATTCGAAACATCAACGCCACGCTCGAGATCAACTCGAACATTGTGTTCGTCGAGCCGAATCCTGCGCCCTAGGGCGCTCACCTCCAGTTCTCCGCTTCTGAAGAGGAAATCCCCATGGCCGAAAGAAAAGCCCGGCTCGGCGCCGGCAATGTCGAAATCGAACTTGACGGCGAGACCGTCGTGCTCAAGCCAACCCTCCTCGCCTGTCAGACGCTTTCCCGGAAGGCCGGTGGCCTTTCCGCCGCAGTTGAGGCGGTTGGGAGAATGGATTTCGACATGCTGGTGTCGGTGATCGCGCTCGGGCTCAACCGGAAGCCAAGCGACGTGGAGGAGGCGGTCTGGAGCACCGGCATGACGAACCTCGTCGCCCCTGCAATCCGCTTCCTCACCATTGTCTCGAATGGTGGCCGGCCGCTCGAATCATCGGGAGGAAGCAAAGAAGAGGAAAACCCTCCGAGCGCGTGAGCCTGGTCGACTATTTCGACCAGCTCGCGGAAATCGCTCTTGGTTGGCTCGGCTGGACCGAGGAACAGGCCCTCGCCTCGGATGTGAACGCCATCGTGGTCGCCTATGGCGGCAGGACTGACATGCTGCGGTGGATCTTCGGATCGTCCGAAGACGAAGACAATCCGGCGCCTGCACCTCAGACCACGGCAGAGAAGAAGGCGCCCCAAACCGTGACGCCGACGCTGTTCAAAGCTCTCTTCGGGCACAAAATCTCGGAAGGATAGGCCATGGATATCGCCGGCTCCGTAGCGGTCCAGGTCAAGGCTGATATCTCGCATTTCGAGAAGGGTCTTGCCGAGGCGAGGCAGGAAGCGACGCGCTTTGATCAGCAGGCTTCCCGCAGCCTCCAGTCGACAGATCACGCCGCTCGGCAGCTTGGGAACGCTGCCGATCAGGCCAGCACCGCTATCAACCGTATGACTACGGCCGGTGCGCGGAACGCAGTGGTCATGACGAGCATGGAGCGGGGCGCCACTGCCGCAAGCTGGCAGATGCGCAATCTGCAGTTCCAGCTTATCGATATTGCGCAAGGCATCCCGCTCGCCTTCCAGTCGCCTCTGCACGCGATGATTAACTTCGCCAACCAGGGTTCGCAGATCGCACAGATTTACGGGCCAGAGGAAGGCGGCGTCGGACGGGCGTTGCGCGAATCGGCTGCCATGGCGGGAAGTTTCATCGCCCGCATCGCCCCCTTTGCCGCTGTGGCCGGGGCTGCAGCCCTTGCGATCGGTGGGATGACGGCGGCGATCAACGAAAACTCCTCTGTCACGGTGACTTGGGGCGATACCGCCTTGGCCGTGGTGCAGGTCGTGAGGGATGCATTCTACGACATGCTCAAGCCGGCGATCGATGCCGTTGCGCCATGGTTCGCATCGGCGTGGGACATTGTCGTTTCAACCACGAAGGAAACGGCCAACAACCTCGTGCGCCTGGTGCTCGGCTCGTTCGAGATCATCAAGGCAGGCGTGATGAACCTGCCGGATGCTTTCATCGTCGCCGGCGAGGCTGCCGCAAACGGCTTCCTAGAGGCCATGCGGCAGATGGTGCAGAAAGCGGTGACGCAGTTCAACATCCTGATCAAATCAGTTCAGCGATCCTTTGCCGGAACACCTCTCGAAGCGTTGGCGAAGGGATTGCCTACCATAGACAATTCCGGAAATGGCGGTCCTTTCAGTCGCAGCAAGTGGCAAGTCGACATTGGCGGCGCCGCTGCGCGGGCCCGCATCGACGATCGAATAGCTTCTCGCAACGGCGCCGTCTCCGACATCATGAGCACCGACTATATGGGCCGGTTCTTCGATGCCGTGGAGCAAAAGGCAATCGCTAATGCGCTGAGAGATACCGAGGAAGCGGCCAAGGGCGCAGGCAAGGCCATGAAGGACGCGGCCAACGACAATGAAAAGCCGTGGGAGAAGATCGCCGAGGAGATTGCCAAGGCCAAGGAAGCGCTCGGCCAAGATTTCGGCGGCATCCTGCGTGGTCTCGTCGACGGCACCATGGAATGGAAGGATGCACTGATCCAGGCCGGACAGGCGATCCTCAAATACTTCAACCAGATCAACATCGCCCAAGGCGGCCAAGGCCTGTTCGGTGGCGGTTTCCTGCAAGGCTTGCTCGGAGCTCTCTTTGGCTTCCGCGACGGGGGCGCGTTTGTCGGCGGAAACGTGGTGCCTTTCGCCCGTGGGGGTATTGTCTCGCGCCCGACGCTCTTTCCCATGGCGAATGGCGCAGGCCTCATGGGTGAGGCCGGGCCAGAGGCGATCATGCCCCTGCGCCGTGGACCTGATGGCAAGCTGGGTGTTGCCGCCATGGGTGGTGGCGCCCCTACCAGCATCGTCATCGGCGGCTCGCAGATAATCATCCAGGGCGATGCGAACGAGCAACAGCGCGACGACCTCAAGCGCATTCTCGACGAGCGCGACCGCGAGCTGATGAAGCAGCTTCCGAAGCTCATCGACAAGCGCACCAATGACCGCAACACCCGTGGAGTGAGGGCCTGATGGCACGACGTCTGGTTTCGTGGCCACTGGGTATCGGCGTGGCGAACATGGAGTTCCTGTCCGGCCCGCGTTCGGTCGGCTCCGGCTCGACGGAGTCCATCGGCAATTTCACGCAGACCTTTGGTTCGCCTTTCGGCTCCCTGCGGGTGCGGTTCACCTTCGGCGAAATGCGCGGGCAGATGGCACGCCGCTTCCGGGGCTGGCTCACGTCGCTTAACGGGGGAGCCAACGCCACGCGCGTTCCATGGCTCGACGGCGACGTGATGAGCCTGGAAGAAGCCGGCGTCATATCGCCGATCCGCAACCAGTTTTGGTCCAACGGCATGCCATGGGCCGATGGAAAGCGATGGAAGCCGTCCTACCCGCTTGTGAAGGTTGCTGCGCCGGCTGATCTCGGCGCAACCATAGTCGAGCTTTCCGACGCGTTCTGGGGCCATTCGCTCGGCATCGGCGACCAGTTCGGGTTCATGCCGTTTCACTTCGGCGTCTATGAGGTGACGCAGGTCTTCGGCAACGGCCTGTATCGGATCTGGCCTTCTCTGCGTAAGGCAATCACCACGGATGATTTCGCTACACTTGAGCCCACGCTTGCCATGCGCCTTGAGAGCGAAGACGGCCTGACGAAGAACCGCGATCCCGACTTCATCCGGGGTGGGACGGCGACCGTAGTCGAGGTCTTCGACTATGACGTTCGAGACTACTTCACGGATAACTGATGTCCATATTCTCGGAAGACGATTTCGACCGGCTGTCCGGTCCCCATGTCGCGCGTCTCTGGTTTGCTGAAATCGACCTGCCCTCGGGACTGAAGCGCGCCCATAACGGCGTGGGCCGGATCACCGTCGGTGGAAGGGAATGGCTTGGCGTCACAGATCCGCTCGGCGGCCAGCTCGTAATCGTGACGGCGGTGGAAGATCCTCGGTTCGGCCAGGCCCCTTCCGTGGTGATCACGCTCGGTGGCATCAGCGCTCAGTCGTGGAAAGAAATCAAGCAGACCGCCCGCGAGATCGAGGGGCGCCGCTGCGACCTCTATTGGGCGGCGTTCGATCCCGAGACGGGCGAGATCGAGATCGGGCTGAAGAAGCTTTTCCCCGGCAAGATCACCGCGCCCGAGCTTACCCGTGCCGGTATCGGCGTCCGCAACGCATCCTTCACGATAGAGAGCATCTGGCAGTCGCAAAATTATCCCTTCGGGGGACGATGGAACGCATCGGACCAGGAGCGCCGCTATCCCGGCGACAAGGGCGGCCAGTTCATCGGCGTGGAAGTGACCGAAATCTTCAACACCTGAGGCTTCTGACCATGGACGAAATGGGCGCGAAGCTCCTTGCCTTCCTCAATCGTTTCGAGGGCAAACCCATCACTTGGGGCGTTGACGACTGCACTTCGTCGGCCGCGCTCTGGTTGGCCGAGAATGGCATAAAAGTGCGCACCGAACCCTATTCCACGCGAGAGGAAGGGCGCGCCATCATCAAGAGGCATGGCAGCCTTGTCGATCTCTGGGAATGGGCGCTTGCAGGGACGGGTGTGCGCGAACGGTTTGGAACACCCGAGATTGGCGATGTGGCCGTCATCGACACGCGCCTCATGGGCCAGGTCGGTGTGATCTGCGCCAGTGGCGGCATCTGCGCATGGCGCAAGGCGCATGGCGGCTTCTTCTGGATCGCTCCACGCTCTTTTGTGAAGGTCTGGGCCATTTCATGACCAAATTGCTCAAGGCGATCCTCGCCGGCTGCGTGTCGTGGCTGGCGATGACGGCGCACGCTCATGCGGACCCGATTTTCATGCCGCTGACCTATCTATTGTTCGCAAGCCCGCTCGGCGCGGTGCTCGGCCCTGGCGCGATCTATGCCGGCTTGCAGATAGCGGCCTATTCCGCGGTCCTTGGTGCGCAGCTAGCGCTTTCGCGGCAGCAGACGCCCAAGATCGATCCGGGCGAACTGAAGAACACATTCCAGGAGGCCGAAACCTCCGAATACAATGGCGTTGGCCGCATCCGTGTCGGGGGCCTGAAAGCCTTCGGCAATACCAAGGGCTCCTTTATCTCGCGCCTAGTGTGGCACGTCAAAGGTCCGATCGATGCGGTTGAGGAATATTTCGTGGGTGGACGGTCTGTCACGGTCGATCCCGATGGTTCGGTCTCTTCTCCGCCTTGGGCGCGAAGCTCGGGAACCTATCTGACCATAAAATCCAAAATCGGGGATGGTTCGGAGACGGCGTGGCCCGAGCTGACTTCCGATTTCCCGTCGCTCTGGACGCCAGATCACCGCTGCCGCGGCATTTTTCAAAGCTTGGCCCGTTTTGAAGTGAAGCAGATCGAGGAAGAGAGCGATCAGAAGCTGTTTCAAAAGCTTTATCAGGGCGGCGCACCCGACATCATGGCAACGGCGCGTGTCGGCCTAGTCTACGACCCGCGCGATCCTGCGCAAGACGCGGACGATGAGGCCACCTGGAAATGGACCGATAACGGGATTCTGTGCGCTGTTCACGTCATGCGCCATTACCCGGACCTTCATTCAAGCGATTTCGATTGGCCCTTCCTTGCGGCCGAAGCTAATCGCGCTGATCAGCTCGTCGCCACGCGCTCTGGTTCTGAGCCCCGATCCCGCTGCTGGGGCATATGGCCTTCCGAAACCAAGCGCGGCGAGGTCATGCAGCAGGTGCTCGACAGTACCGGCACTGAAGTCGTGATGAGCGACGAGGGGCTGATCCGCATCCGCCTCATCGACGATGTGCCCGTTTCCGAGATCACGTTCCGCTCCATGCACATCACCGAGCTGAACTGGAAATCGGGACCCGAAGCGGTCGAGCGGCCGAATATCTGCGTCCTGAAATACTATTCGCCCGAGCGCGGCTACGATATGGGCGAGATCAACCTTGCCACCGCGCCTTGGGCTCGCGTCCAGAAGGAGATTGATCGGTTTGGTGAAAAGCCACTCCCGATAGAGCTTCCATTCTGCCCATCTGCCTCCCAGGCCCAGCGAATCGCTCGGCGGATATTTCTGCAGGCGCGTGCCGATGCCGGCTCGATCCGTACCAATATGGCCGGGCTAGCGGCATGGGGAAGGATCTACGGCCTCATCGAAGATGCCGATGCAGAGGAAATGATGCTTTGCCGCCTGGCGTCGCCGCGTTGCGATGATCCAGCCGGCCAGGTGGACATTCCGTATATCGTCTGGCCCGATGCGCTCATAGACGAGCCCTGGGATCCGGCGACAATGGAGGCGCCCCCTCCCGAGCCCGCTCCCGAGCTGCAATACGAGACCGACATCCCCACGCCTGCGCCGCCAAACCAAGCAACCGTGGTGCAGTATCCCAACGGAACCTGGGAAACGCGCATCCGCTTCGCGGGTGGGGACGCCGACACGGCCGAGGCGAACTATCGCTATTACCCGGACGAAAACCCCACCCAATGGGCAGCGATGACGGAGTACCAGAACGGCTCGACCTATTATGCCTATGTCGGAACCAACACGAACGGCCTGAAAGCCGAGTTCCGCGTCCGCCTCGTGGACGGCGATGATGTCGGCTATTTCTCGGACCCGCTTATTGTCGATCCGATGAGCGTCAGCAACACCGCGACAGGCGCTCCGAGCGCCACTACAGAATTGAATATTGGCGATCCCACCGTGGTTGCGACGTGGAACATAACCGTTCCGGAACTGCGCGCCGTCAAAGTTGTGGTTGAGCAAGAATTCGGCTTTGGCGGCCAATGGACGCCGATTGCGACGCTCAATGATGTTCGCCCCGGCATAACGCGGCAAGTCCAGGAAAACTTTACGCGCGAGCCCGGCGGCGGCTCGACCGTCAATTGGCGCGTAGCCTCCTACACCAGCAATGGCACCAGGGGCGCATACGCAACCGGCAGCTTCGACATTCCGGGCAATTAAGCCCCCGCTCATTCTTGAAATCTGGAGATCTTGATGACCGGCTTTACCGAGACGGCTGTGAATGTCTTTGCGCCTACTGATGCGGCGGGATATCCGCGAAGTGTCCAGAACGCCGCCGTGCAGCTCTGGGGCACAGAAGTTGAGCGCCTAATCATCGCGCTTGTCGCAGACCAGGGCGGCGATATTGATCTACCTAATCTCCTCGTGCGTGCGACGGTCACGGGCGGAACCGGCAACAACATTGTCGCGGTGCCGAATTTGCCCCTAACCGGGCCCGGTATGCAGCTGATCTCGTTACAGACGGTCGCCGAAAACTCGGGACCAATCACGCTCGACCTTGGCGATGGAGCGAAGCCACTCCTCACCAATGGTGGACAGCAGGTCGCAGCCGGGGAGGTTAAGGCGAATGACATGTTCCTGCTGGCGGATGCAGGTGTTCACTATCGCCTATACGCTGATCCTTCGTCGCTTCGAAATAAGGAAGGGGCTGAGCTCGCGCAGCATCTCGCGGAAGCAGCGCAATTCGCAGCACAGGCAGCTCAGGCTGCTGCTGAAGCGGCGCGTGACATCGCCGCCGGATATGCTTCGGATGCGGTTTCTCAAGGTAATGTGCCGATTTATGCGACAGCCGTCGGTGTGGCTTCATTGGAAATTCCGGTAGGCATCAATGCCTTTCGCACCAACGGATACTATGCCGCCGGCGACGGGGGTGGCGCTCTCTACAAGAGCGTAGAGGCAGAGCCTACGCGTCCTGGCAAGATTCAGAGCGGTGATGGGGCGTGGTGGGAGATTGCCGAGGTCCAGCTCAACGTAAAGATGCTGGGGGCGCGGGGGAATGGTGAACCGAGCGACACCCAAGCGTTTCAGGATACCGTAAACTGCCTTCCAGACTTGGAAAGCCATTTCATCCTAAACATTCCGGCAGGGCAGTATGCTGGAGATCTTTCAACTATTGATCTTGGCAGCCGCTCGGTCACATGGTGCCAGCTTGGCGCCGTGTCTTTTCCCACGTCGGCGCCTCCCGGAGCACTAAAGACAAAGCCGTTTGGGCAAGGTGCATACTTCAACGTAGAGTATTCCAGTGACCGGAGTAATGTGAACCAGTACGGCTACACCGCCAATGTTACAAGAACGGGAGGAACAGCGCGCCCTGTAGCGGCGCAACTCAATGCTTTTGATCTGAGCACCACCGGAACCCCAAGTACGGTATTTGGAATTGCATGCGAGGCTTGGACGGGAAACTTCGATACGGAGCCGATGGTCGCCGCCGGGGTCAAGGGCATTGAGTCAGCGATTATTCAACAACGCCACGACAGCGAGGAAATCAAGTGGGGTGTAGATGTCGTTTTTAAGAACCGAAAGGATGGGGGGTCCATTCTACACGGGTCTATAGGTGACAATAAATTCAATTACGGTTCGCGAGCTATAAACATTAGCTCCCAGGGGAGGACCGTACTTGGCGAATTTTGTGGGTGGAAGACGGGTATCTACTTCGCAGCATCAAGTCTCGATTTCGATCTCGATGGAGGTGCTGTGGGCATCGATTTTGCGGATGCCCCGACGCAGCACATGGCATATGCCGTTCGACTTGGTCAGGGGCAATTTTTCGGCCTTTCAGGAGGAGCGCCAAACGATGTTAAAATGCGCTACCTGGCGTCCAATACTAGCGTTCAAATTCTCAACGGGAACTCAGAGGCTGTTGCGTTCAATGTTGTGGGGATTTCTTCACTTAGGCTCGGCGGGAACCAAGTGCTTAGGACTAGGATACAAGGATGGGCGGCTCCTACTGGACAAGCCAACAGGAGCACCTTCGATACCGGCTCCGTAAGCACTGCCGAACTCGCTCAACGAGTAAAAGCCCTCATCGATGATCTTACGACTCATGGTCTGATCGGAGCATAATATGCGCCATTTCTTGATATCTGAGGATCTATTGGCCAGAATGATCAGCTACCTCGAAACACGACCCTACAGGGAAGTCGCGACGGGGATTGAAGCTCTGAAATCCCTTCAAGAATTTGATCCGAGACAGATCTTCAATGCGGAAGCTTCTGAAGGAGATGTGGGAAATTCGCCTCAATGAAATCCCGAAGGCGCTCATTCACTGCAGGATCGTCAAAATCCTCAGTGGGGTGCCCGTAAAGCTCCACCTCGATACGCTCTCTTGCCGTCGCGATCGTATCGGCCAGGATCGCGTCATCTAGGTTTTCCAGGTTAAGCTTCATCATGGGAGATCCCTTTATTCGTTGAAGAGTGGGCCTGCCGTATCAAAATATTCTCTGGCGACGGCCTCGTTTGAAGCTCTAAAGCGGTCCAATAGCGTACGACGCTCATCCTGAGATAGAATGCTATGCGGTGTAAAGGGTGGAACAGTAAATTCACTTACGATCTGGCGTCGTCTCTTTAATAGTTCTTCTGGGGCGTCGGCAAAGTTGCGATTTGCTTCTCGAAGACGTTCTAAACCCTCTTTGGAAAGAGCCTTGTTAACGGATCGAGGAGGAGAAGAGGGGCGACAGTCTGGAGCGATACCGATTGAAGAGAAGAAATCACCACAGATATCTCCATTGATCCGGTCCTTCTCATAAATACGGACTATCAGGTTTTCCTTACCGAAGACGGAACTGAGAACATTGAGGAAATTCTTATAGTCAAGACGGGCTTGCATAGTCGGAAAGAGTTCATTGATGTCGGCCGTTCCGCCGCCTTTGATGTATTGATTATAAAGAGATTCGAAGAACTCGTCTTGACGCCGAAGATAGCATACCGGCTTTATGCTTGCCCATGGAACGGCATTTTTAAGTCGTTGAAATCGCCTTTCTTCAAGGTAGACAGAAAACTCCTCAGAGCTGATGATAACTGTGGAGTATGGCGCAGCCTCTCTTCGTAGCCGCAGCCATATACCCTCCATGTTCGCTTGCGTGAGGACCCAGGCGAGACAATGCTGACCCCACTGATGGGGTGATCCGGTGAGGCCGGTTTCGGGGTATAGAACGCCTAGCTTTCGAAAATGATCGCGGTTTGTGTAGAGTAAATGCTGTATAGAGGTTGTGCCGGTCTTATGAGTGCCAATGTGCAGAT